AACCTCTAGTGCCATATCCAGCGTTTAAAGTAGGTGCCCCTTTTTCACGCCCGGTTAAAAACATGAAGGTTTGGTTGTAATCGTCTTGGGCTTTAGTGGTATCAAAGCCTTTAGCCTCTAACCATTTAAGTTTTAACGCTCTTGTAATAAGCGTTTTATCAAATAGGGGTCTGTCGGCACCGGTAGAAACAAAATCTTTTTCTGTGCCCGGATTCGTTCCATCTTGAACCCAATTTTTTGACGTATATTCGTAATGAATATCTAAACCAACGGGTACAGGTTGTGGGTAGATAGTAAATAAACCCTTTTGTAACCTGAATTTTGCGTAAATAGTGTCAGTAGCAAACTGCCGACCTTCCAAATATTGCCACTCTTGAGCAGACAACAATTGAACGGGTACGCGGTTATTTCGCTCCCAAGCTGTTTGGTTTGTAATGTAGAGAAAATCAGCCGGTAGAGGATATTCACCACTTGGATCAGCGGTAGTATCAATGGACGCTTCTTTAACTAAAAACCCCCAGTCATGGGCAATTGTTAAGTCTTCCCCGGCAATATTGAGTAACGTCTTCATTTGTACAAAACTTTGATCGTTAGACGCGAATGGATCTGGAACGGCATCTAAGCCCACTTCAACCGCAACACGGTTTAAAATTTCACTTGCTGTAATTGAAGTGGTAACAGGCATAATTAAACCTTAGCTTTCTTAGAAGCTGGTTTAGCCGCTTGTGAAACGACTGCTTTACTGTCCATCTTGTCGAAACGCTCCATCAAATTGAGCATTTGCGATTCAAGGGTTAATATCTTTTCTGCTTTTTCTTCGTTATCTGCTTTCAACGTTTCAATCTCATTGATACGGGCAGTATCTTCCGTTTTTTCAAGCCACATTTTCGCTTTTTGTCTTAGTCCATTCATGCCCATAAAGTTTGCCGCGAGTCCGTCACTCATACCGACAAGCTGTTCAACCGTTTTTACATTATGAAAAGATAATTCTTCCACTTGGGTACGGGTCATTAATGGCCACTCACCTAATGGAGTTCCTTCTAGTGGCATTTCTTTTCGTTGTTGATAAGCCGCGTAATGTCTTGGAAAACGTTTTCTGTCCATGTGTTGTGCTGGTCGGCAAGCACCACCTGAACGTTGTCCCGGTACTTTAATGTCGATATATTCAACATCTTTAAAAATTGGTCGGCCTTCTTTTAATGAAGCTGTTTTATCTTCACGTTGTTTCGTGAAAAACTTCACAAGGAGGTTTTCATCTTGTTTAGATTGAGCGCTTGGCTCAAAGTCTTGATGGTTAAATTCTGCTGTTTGCATACGCTGTACTCACTTTTTGGTTGAAAAAATATGGCTAACGCAAAGACGTAAGCCATATAGGGTTATTAAATAGTTGTATCAACCCAGCCAGCGGAAAGTGTCTGTAAGTTGGCATCACCGGTAATAACGGGCACACCATCTAGTGAAGGGTCGCCTTCTTTAGCGGCTTCGGTTTGGTTAGTAGCTGTTAATACAGGTTGAATACCAACACCAGAAATACCACCAGAACTAGGCCAGTCGGTAGATGAACGGTTAACATAAGCTGAACCACCTATCTGCTGACTATCTTGAGGAACACGAATTGCTCCATGTTGGTCTTCTAATGAAAAATGCGATACGTCAACCGCACCACCAGCGATATTAATGCCAATACCGGGCGCACAAGCACTACCAGCATTCATGCCATTAACAAAGTCGGCACCAGTCGTTTCAAGCGCTCTAGCTGTTACTGAAGTAGCATCTTTATAAAAAGTCGGGTCAGTAGCCATGATTTTTCTCCTAAAATTTATATGACAAAAGGGGCGTAAGCCCCTTTATTCAGTCAATATTTATTAAACACCCACCGCGTCAAAACGACCTTGGAACTGTCGGCCTGAACACGTTAAGTTACCAGCCCAAGCGATAATCTGAACTTCAGCATCTTGGTTGGTTGCGTAACGTCTATTAGGAGATAAAGGAACCATGTTGCGTTGTGCGTGAGGACGATAATGAATGTACTTAGAGTTCAAGAAGAACGCTGTACCGGCTGGGGCACCTGAACCTAAACTACCGTTGTAAATACCACCATCTAAGTAAACATCAGCATCCATGTATTTAACTGACATAAACCCGGCATCTGCGGTATTGGTATTTGTGAAACGTTGTTGTGCTTGAAGTGAAGCAATATAGGTAGTCCAAACCGTTGAGTCGGTCATAATACAATCTGGACGGTCTTGGCCACGTACTAACTGTGCCCACAATCCATTCCATAAACCTTGAATTTTTGTAGGATCTAATCCGTTAGCGGCTGTATTGTCACTGACTGCGTTTTGCCAGAAAGTAAATACGCTACCGTCAATGCCACCATAAGGGGTAGCTGTCGGGTCAACCGGCACAGCGGCTTCTAAACCGTCGATTTCTTTACCACCTGAACCCGTACCATCCGAGTACAAGCCACCGGTAATAAGGTTGGCCATTGTGCTTTCAGCTACCGATAAACGACTTTCCATAAGGTCAATCATTTGTTCACGGCCACTGTTTTGAAGTTGCTCTAAACCCGAAATGACAACCGGCACAGCGGCTTGTTTAATGTCAAATTCTGCGGCTGAAATTACATCACTAACGCCAACAGGCAAAAGATCGTAACCAGAGTAAAAACCGGCATTTGAGTTTTCAGCAAAAGATAATTCTTGAAGAATACGTGTACCACCAGAGAATGTTTTAATATTCCCTTTGCCTTTCATTTTCATTAAAAGAGCGTTGTTGTTGGTAACGTTATCTGCGATTTTACGGGTGCGCGATTCAATGGTTGTAGCCAGAATATCGCTGTAATTGGCATTAGCAAAAGCCATGAGGTTTCTCCAAAGGTAAGTTAAAGGTTATTTCTGCCTTGAACCTGTCTGGAAAAACTGGGGCTTTCGCCTGTTTTGGAAAACTGGGGTTTTAGCTATCAAAGTAAGCATAACCCTTGATAACTAAATTGTCTATTTTTTAATCAACCGCGCTGTTGGTCGTCCCACGCTTGGTTTAATGCGGCTTCGATAGAATCATTAACAGGGGCAGTATTCATGCCTACTTGACTGCCTTTGATAGAACTAGCGGCAAATCGTTTATTTTGAGTTGAACGCACATTACCTTTAATTAAATCATCACTAGCACGTTGACTAATAACGGCTGATATTTCAGGATTAATGGCACACGCTTTATCATAGGCTTGCTGTAATGACATTTCTTGACCACGACTTGCGGCCATATCCAATAAATCAGCCATATCATTTCTAACATCACCGATAAATTCAGCGCTTTGCTCAAACGTCCCAACTTCAGTGGTAGCGTTTTGCTGTGCTTGTTGTTGTGAACTTTCTTGGTTTTGTTGGACGTTGTTCATGAATTTGTTCATGGGGGCTAGTTTTTGCTCTAGCATTTGTTCAAGTGCTGATTGTTCACTATTGGCTTGCGGCTGACCAGAAAGGGCATTATCTAAAGCCTGAATATCAATGCCGTAATGTTGAACCATATCGGCTAACTTTTGGGCTTTTTGTTGTGGTGTACCCATTTGAAGCATAGCGGCTGTTTCCATTAACCCTTGAACCGCTTGAATAGGGTCGTTAGTGCCGTGTGCTGACATTACCGCTTGAAAAGGTTGTAAGGTTTGGTTCATTTTATCGCCAAACTTTCTACTTTCAGCACCATCATTTAAAAAGGTACTCATTTCAGTTTCACGTTTATTTATTTGTGCCTGTACATTGGCTGGTAATTTTGCAAAATCTTCACGTAGTTTAGGACTCCACGATTGAGGGGCTTTTACTTCGCTGTCTCCGGGCTTGTCTCCGTCTTGGATATTTTCGGCTGAATTATCTCCGGGTGCAGTATCAACATTCTCAATAACTTCCTTTTTTTCCTCTTTGACTTCTGGTGCTTCTTCGACATAATCATCCTCGTTAACAGGTTCGCCAACACGTTCACTGACTTCAGACATAGCCGCTTCCATATCTTCACGTAATGACGTTTCTGGTTCAGCTTCTTGCTCTTTTTCTACTGGGTCGTTCATACACTATACTCCGTGATCATTTAAGGTTTTATCAATTAATTGGCACCGGTCTTTTTTATCCTGTGCCGTTTGCCCCCTAGCTTGGGCTTGTAATTTTTTACCACCTTTTTCAAAATGGCCTTCACTGTAATCATTAATATTTGTCACACCATGTTTTTTATTATGGGCTTCAAGCTTTGGCCGACTAGTAATAATCGTTCCATCAATGGGGCTAACAAAATCCTCAATATCACGCATTATTTGCGTTGAGCGTCTTGGTTCTTTGCCGTATTTTTCTTCCCAATCAGAAAACGGTATAAATTCGCCTGTGTCGGTATCTCGCTTAAACCTTGGCATCACTTTCCTTTTTTTCAGGTTGGGCTTTAATGAGTTGTTTTGCTGCGGCAGTTTCCACCTTTTTAATGGCTTTAGATTTAGCAATTTCAATACTGGCAAGTTCTCTAGCGACCTCTATATCAATGGCTTTCATAGCACGATATTCTTCAACTTTAGCGGTAGAGGATTGTTGATTTTTATCAATTTCCAAGCTGGTTTTAAGTTGGTCTTTTTCAGCTTCAGCTTGTGTACCTGTAACCGATTGACGCGTATTGCTTTGGGATTTAGCTTCTTCAGCATCAACGTCAACTTGCCCTTTGGTCGTAATTTCTTGAATATTTAATTGCGTTTCAGTGGTGATTTTTCCAATATCAAGCTGGTTTTGATGTTGAGCCGTTTCCATATCAGCTTGTTTATCATGATCACGAACTTGCATATCCGATTGACCTTTAGCCTGAATTTTTTGCATTTCACCTTGTAGCTTGGCTTGCTCTTTAGCGGCTTCTGGATCTGGCTGTGGGTTTTCTTGTTTTTCTTTTTCAGCTTGTACACTGGCTTCAATGGCTTTATCCATCACACCTTCAATTTCTGAAGCACCTTTAAAACCAGCTAATCCCCATTTTAATAGTTCTAAAAGGAAGGGTTTAGCGGCTGGGTCTGCCTCCATCATAGGACTAGCTGACTGCATAAACATTGATAAAGCATTAATGTAATCGGTTCTTTCTGCCTTGAGTTGAGCATAATCAACCATAGCCACGGACTCAGGACGTATCGCAATACGCAACCGGGCTTTTCTAGGGTCTTTGATTAACGCAATAGCTTCTGGAAGTAAGTCAGCGTCTAAACTGTTTTGCATATTTGATTGATCGGCTATTGTTTTAGCATCAAAATGTATGGCGATTACTTCGGCTTTTAATTGAAGTAAATCACTCGCAAATTGGGCAAATTCATCCTGTAAGGCTTGAATACGAATAGAGCCAAACTTCGCTTTCATTTGTGACTGGCCAACACCTTCATATTGATTATTTACGCCACCTTGCATCACATCAGCCATACCAGAAACTTGCTGTAATAGCGTAATCGTTTCATCACGTACTGAG